TAAGCACTTCAAAGTCGCCAGTTAAGTTAGCTTTGAAAAAAGGCACATTGATAAAGTCGCCACCTTCGGTAGCGTTCAATTCCGCCATTGGTTGTACAACACCGCTAGCTAAGAAAGCATCACGCAGGGTTGTTTGCTCAATCACATACGGAGTAAAGATCTCCGGAATGATTAAATCAGAACGTAAAGTTGCCATTAGTCCTCTTAGAAATGGTTTACAGGTTAGGGCGCAGCCCTATTACCAGCGCAGCCGGTTGTCAATACTCTAGCGGTTGCTTTTAAAGCGGTCGTACAAATCGCGGTCAGTCTTAAACAATCGTGCCTGTTCCGTCAGGTTGAACGATTCCGGCGCGAATGGATTTTTAACGCCTGTAGGCAAGCTGCTTGGTGTGCCGCCTGATGGTGCACCGCTGCCTTGTGGTTTTGGTGCCTTTTGCATCCATGCCGGTAAAGTTTTTGCCCATTCTGCTACTGGGGTCCGCTGATAGCCATTAACCACTACAACGGTGCCATCGGTCTCGCGCTCAATCTGATCGGCACTCAGCTTGGTCTTTAGCACCATGTCTGGATCATGCACGATGTCAGCTAATGCTTGAATCGCTGGTGCCACAAGTTCTAGGTCTTTGATTCTGGCTTCAAGTTCGCTGAGGCGCTGGTCCTTTTGCGCCGTCGTCTCACGGAACTGCTGCTCCAAAGCCTGCCTTGCCTCGGAATATTTACCGGCGGATTCAAGTTCGGTTTGCTGGGCTTGGCGTTTAAATTCGAGCAGTTCGTCAATGTTCACCCCATCTGGCAGTTGCGGTGTCTTTTTTGCGGCCCGCAATTCGGCAATCAGTTCTTGGTTTTTGCGTTCAAGTGCTTCGACACTGCGTTGCAGTTGCTCAGTCACCGCAGGTTCCTGAGTTTGATTTTCGTCAGACATGAATTAGCCGCAGGCTAAAGTGCATTACCATTTTACCTTATCTGCCCAAAATGCAGCACTCATTTTCCCTTTAGCAATATTCTCGGCATGGCGAGCTTTGAATGATGCACGCCTAGCTTTGTCTGCTGCTGATTCGCCTTTTGCTGCTGGTGAGCCCGATACACCTTGCTGGCCAAATCGTATCAACTTGATGGTGTCGCCTTCTTTGGCGAGTACAACATGCGATTTCTTAGGGTGGCTTGGTGTTCGCTTAGGTTTGTTGTAACCATCAAACTGTTCGCCCCGATACGTGATCACTTCTTCTTTGGTTTAGGCTTTTTGGCGGTTTTGGCTGCTGCCTTAAAATCACTTGCGCTAGGGCGATCAGGATCATTTTTGCCTGACATACGCTCCTTGCTGCCTGCCTTGATGCGTTCTTGCTTAGCGTTGATGTTGGCGTAAAGACCAGGCTTAGCTTTTTTGGGCACCGTAACGCTTGCGGAGGTCATCTAATGATAGCTCCGACCCATCGTCACGTACGAGCTTTGCCATGGCATCACGTGCACCATGCTTTTCAGCAAGCCTGCGAAAATAGGGCGCCTTGCTGCCAAGCGCCTCCTGCTGCCGTCTAATCACATCTGCATCTGTCTCGCCTGGCATCTTATCTTTAAGCCATTGCCCATAGCTTGTATTAACTGGTACTGGACCATCTTTACTGGCGCGTGTTGCAACTGTTGATGGTGGCAAGATATCAGGATCAATGATTGGTACTGTCGTGGATCTGCAATTAAAATGCTGCGGCGGCATCGGCCCTTTGCCATACTCAAACTCACGGCCATCTAATGCGCGGCACCTAGCGCTAGTCCTAGTGTCAAGTGTTGCAATGTATCGATATTTTTTAGTTATATCTTGGTTTGCTTCATATACCTGCTGGCTGGCAGCATTAGCAACTTGATTAATGCTTGTACGTACAAGCGCCATTATCTGGCTATCAGCTACCGCCGTGAGTTCACCGCCTGCTGCTGCTAACTGACGTGCCGTTTTTGCGGTTTCGCCAAATTGCAATTGCCCAATCAATCGCTTTGCAATATCAGGTGTGGTTTCACCTGTTAGCAAGCCATTACGTACTACTTGCCCAAACCGTTCAGCTTGATCAACTGCAATACCACGGAACGCTTTACTTACTACCTCACCGTTAGGCAGTGTGATCATTGTACCTTGCGTTGCCGTTAAACTATATGTTTGCGGTGCTCCTTGTACCGCAGCATATAAATCATCCGATAACGTTATCACGCCTATTTGTGTCGGATCAGTTGTAACTACTGATTGCGCAAATTGCGGGCTGATCTCAACGGTATTGACTGCACTGCGTGCGCCTGCTGGTAATGCTTTGCGCAGTTGCTCAGTAACGAAATCTGATTGCAGTTCTGCTAATCCTTGCAATTCTGTAGATAGTGCAGTAATACTATCGCCCGACCAGGTATTAAGGCTGTCTTTAAGCTGGGCTAATATCGCACGTAATCTTGCTGCTTTTACTGGTGCCGCTAACTCATCTATTGTTCGTAGCTGGTTTACCGCATCAATAATAATATCATTATAAGTTGTAATTACTTGACGGCCTACACTATTGCTGTAGCGGTTTAAATCAATCGCGTTACGAAATAGGGCTGCCGGTATCGTCATTCAGCCCTCCGTTAGCAGTTGCGCTTAGTTCTTCTTCTACATCAAAATCATCGCCCAGCACTTCACCATCTGCTAACTGTTGCAATAATGTTTCTTGCGTGATAGTGCCAGCGGTATAAAGCTGTAGTAACGCCTGGATCTCAGCAGGTTCTAGCCTTGCGCCAATAAAATCACGATTTACCAAGCAACTGCCAGCCGCTTCACTGGTGCCGATATATTCAGCATGGAAGCGTAAGCAGTTATCAATCATGTCTTGCATATTCTGCGCAATTACCATCATCGTTGAATCGCCTTGGCTGCGGTCAATTCTTTTCGCTTCTGCTGTTTCCGCGCTTAACTTCTGGCCTAACACTGCTGATAAACCAAGCTCATTAATCTGCCCTGCAAGCTGCTCTAGCCGTTTGAATTGGTACTCAAAACTGGTACCACCTGGTTCTATATATTCCGCCCGACCATCGGCAGGGAATGCGATAGCTTCGCCTGGGCCTGCTGATACTTCTTCTGCTGCTGACGGGAAGCCATAAAATGCCAACATCGGCACTGCTGATATATGTAGCTGGTTGTCAAGATCTGATTGTATTTGATAGGTTTTAAGGTTTAGTTCTGCGATATCTTCTAATGGTGGCCTTGACTCTAAATAACCAACGCGGTTGCAGTATGCAACGCTAAACGGTATCTCGCTAAGGCTTGTATTGCCTTCTTCTACAATTTTAAACTCGCTGTTATCTTGTTTTTGATGTAGCTCATATGCGCCTGGAGTTAAGACTCGAACCTGCTGCACTGCCTTCTCACCGTAAGAGTCATCGCCATCAGGCACAATCACCGATTCCAGCAATCGCAACATCGTGAGTTGCTGCTGCCCGTCTTTTGCTTCACTACGCCAACCTAAGATTTGCCGTGGTGTGTAGGTGCACCAATACGGCCTGCCGCCATCTGATGGCGCATCAACTAATGTGCCGATGTGGCCGTAACGTACCAACTTGCGTGCAGTTTCATATGTCCAGACGTTGAGGTCATTTCCTTGCAGATCTACATCGAATAGTTGTTCACGTATGTTGTCGCTGGTATCATTTAACCTAACAGGCTTACGTGTTAACATCCCTGCTAACATCCGCTCTAAGCGTTGATAGTACGGCGGAACTACGCTACGTGCCAGGCGATTATCGTAACTTTCGTCTAATTCTCTTGGTTCCTGCGGCAAGTAACGGCGATGCCTGCGCCTCATCCCGTAGGTGCCGCCCATCAAATCTTCAATCAGCATCCAATGCGGCTCTTGCGCATACCATCCAGTATTTGGATCCTGCACCTTCGTGGCCTTACGGTCAGCAGTAGGCCGGTCGTAGAAAGAAAAACCTGAATACATGCAACCGGCCTTTGGTTAATAGATTCTAATGCCTGTACCGCGCCCAGCTCCAGCGTGTAGCGGGTTGAACTCACGCCATACTAGATAGCCCAATGCGTCTGTCATGTGGTCATGCCCGCCTTCCTTATCTGGTGCACCTTTATCGTTATAGCATTGCAGCTCTAGGCATTCGATCATACGTTTGCAAGTGCTGTTAATCTTCAGCCGGTGCTCGCCTTTACCGTTTTCAAGTAACCCCTGCACTGCTGCAACACGATCACGCACAGGCGGATTTGCTTTAGGCGATTGGTTACTGATACCATATTGCTCCAAAATCTGAATATCGGTTTGCGTTGCATTGGTAGACCGATTACCGCCGCTTGCGTCTGGATAGCCATAAAGCCGATGGGCTGGATACCGCCTGCGGATCTCAGCACCTAATGCATCGGTATCATGCGCACCGCTGATTTCGTCAATTATTAATAAACCTTTACCGCTACGGATACCAATAACCGCCGACATGTTGCCAATGTTAAAGTCAACGCCAATACGCAATGGTTCTTCACTGTAATCTGGCAATTGTGTTACTACATGTTTGGCCCTATCAAACCTATCGTAAACAGTGCCAGTCGTAAGGTTAATGAACTCACCATCAAGATATGCGCGTAATAAGTTTGGATCATAGTTAGCCTGCAACCGTTCAATAAAATCAGGCGGTAAGTGCGGATTATCAGCAGTGCGCATCTTGATCAGCTTTCGATCAGTACGTGATAATGCGTCCTCACTAGCAAATGTATTAAACATCCAACGGAATCCCTCTGGTGTTGATGCAGCGCCAAATTGCCTTATGTTGCCAGCACGTAAGCGACCAAGGATTTTGGGAAATGCACGACTCGCGATAGATGGCGCAACAGTATCAATCTCATCTGCTAATACCCACGCAAGGTTTAAACCAATAATACGTGTCCAGTTCTCAAAGCTACGGCATAAAATCTTGGTATCACCTAACGGTAAATGCAACACGTATTCAGGTAATGGGCTAGCGCGATAAGAATATGGGATATTGTAGGACTCGAGAAAAGCATCAAAGTCATTTACAAAAATATCCCGAATCAGCGGACCAGTGGGCTCTAGCACGCAGCCAATAAAGCCTTGGTTAGCTGCTGCAAGATGTACGGCCTTCGCACACAGCGCTCGGGTCTTGCCAGCCCCATAGCCTGCTGATACGCCAAGGATCTGGGTTGTATGGTCATTCACAAAATCAAGCTGGCCAGGATGCAAATCAGCTTGGATTTGTCTTAATGTATCAGGTAAATCAAATGTTTCAATAAATGTTTGGTTTAATTCAATTTGTGCTAGTCGTTTAAGAATCTTCGACATCGACTAACTGCTCACCTGTTTTTGATTGTATTCGCAATAATAAATTACGTTCCTGTTCTGGTGATAGCTCAGATTCTGCTAATGCCTGCACTGCCAGTTCAACCCCTTCCTGCCTAGCGCGAACAATTGCAGCATTATCACTGTAATGTTTACGAAATGCAGGCGAATGCGTGAGCATCCATTGCGCATCTCTAGTATTGCCTTCATCTGCTGCCTTTGCAATAATATTAGCCAGCCGCATTCCACCTTTAGCGCGACCTTCATCAATAGCTTGCAAAAGCAGAATTTCTAGCTGTGTGCCTTTGTCTGTTTTTGCGTTAGCGATCCATTCGTTAATTGCTCGATATGAGACGCCAACAGCGGCTGCGATGTGCTCTAACGGCCCGCCAAATTCAGATAAAATACGCACCTTTTCTATAAGTTCATAATTGAGCTTATAGTGTTTGCGCATTAAATTAGCCATTAGTTCCTAACTTGAAAAGTTGAGCTA